ACGAAAACAGTAGTATGTACGGCAACAGCATTATGCGCGGCAGTCAAATCCTGCGAGGCACTCAGTCACTACACTGTGAGATACTTACCATCAAGAGGTCAGACGGTTATGACTTTGCTTACTGGCCTGATGCCGACGGGGTGTGGATGGTAACGGCTGGGTGTATGTACGTTAGCATGCCGGATGCGCGGGAGCATTGGCATATCACCAGAAAAGGAACAGCTTTGGGTGATGAGACCATGATGATACTAGACTGGCTCGAGCAGTGGCAGGCTAGCTTTGGCCAGAAGCTATGGGGTGAGGGTGCTGTGGTGGTTAAGTACCTTGAGGAGAATGCCGATGATTGATAAATGTAGTTGTGGTGCCACTTGTAGTCAGGTGGAGAAGTTGCAGGCTGAGATTGACCGACTGAAGTTGGTCGCTTTGCGTATTGAGCAGAACTCTACTGGACAGTTAAGGATTGCAAATTCTGACGGCTCATCTTTTGATATGAGCAAATTTATAGGTCGGGAGTTTTCATTATTGGAGCAAGGCGAATGAAAGAATTTATTAGTATGGATCGGGCCATGACGGAAATTAATCGGTTGAAAGACAGGAACGCAAAGCTGGACAAGTTATGCGCCGAGCTTTGGTTCAAGCATGACAAAATGACTGCCGAATGGGCGGAGCTAACAAGTTTAGCCGCTATCCAAGCGAGGCAGTTGACGCGCAAAAATAGGTACCTCAAAAGGTACCACGACACGTGGGAGGTCGCAGCAACATTGCTAAACGCTACGGATGCCTACAAGGATAAGACGCAAAAAGAGTGTGTGGACTTGATTTACAAAACCGCAAAGCTGCTGAAGGAAAAAGATGAATGAGCGAAACACTGGCATCGGTTGTGGAGGAGCTGTACTTCTACGCAACATCTAGAGTAGAACACCTAGAAACAAAGCAGGAATTAACTAAAGTTGAAAAAGAAGAACTCGCATGCTATCGTTGGGCTAAAGTGTGTATGGATGCTAATACACGTAAGGATATTGAAGAGTTGGAGTTAAAGCTGCACAAGCCCGCAATAGACGAATACAATAAATTCATAGGAGTAGTCAAAGATGTTCCAAGTTGCGCTAACCCTACTAAAGGCAATGCGTAAGTCCGAAGTGTTTTGGGCGATCATTACGCTGCTAATACTTGTCACCATACCCGCAGGGTTGGTGCATACACACCCTCACCTATAGGAGCTTCACCATGATCGTAGGCCCGAACCCAAGCACCGGAGTGCCAGAACCGTGGCGAATTAACACGTACTATGACCCCTTGAGTAAAAACCACAACCTGAGTATTACTTCCCCTGACGTGGGGGGGATGCGTTTGGTTTCTCCTCCTAGTACGCCCATGGAGATACAGTTGTATACAGGTGATGGCACTAAGTACCTTACCATAGGCCCTGCAGGGTTTAGCGACGGCACTACCACGATTGATATTGGCGATGCAGCTGCGCGGTTCAGCACGTGGGTACTGATGACGTGCAGCAAGGTGGCGGGGTAATGGCTATGACCCCGGAAGGCAAAGTAAAAAAAGTAGTAGTAGCGCAACTCAAAGCACTGGGTGCCTACTACTTCTTCCCTGCTACAGGTGGGTATGGCAAGAGCGGAGTGCCTGATATCGTCGCGTGCTACCGGGGTAGGTTCTACGGTATCGAGTGCAAGGCTGGCAGCAACAAGCCAACCCCACTACAGATAAAGAACTTACAGGAAATCAACTACGCTGGGGGCACCAGCATGGTCGTTAATGAGGTCAACATGCACGACGTAGCAGATAAGCTGCGGGGCCCAGAGTTGGCCCAAGTTGACCCAAACCAATTAGAACTAGAACTTTAGGAGAACAGAATATGGACCGTGCAGAAATACTTGATACTGCAAAAGCACATGTGACACAGGACCGGGCAGCTTTGCACGGGGAGATGGAGGATAGCTTTACAACCATTGCCACATTATGGAGTGGGTACCTAGGGGCCCCCATCCGACCACATGAAGTAGCAGTAATGATGACCCTACTCAAAATAGCTCGGACTAGGAATAACCCCGCCCATATGGACAGCTGGATAGATGCCGCTGGGTACATGGCATGTGGTGGTAGTATGTTCGGTAGTGAGGTGCAGGGGTAATGGATTTAATCACACTGGATTTTGAGTCGTATTACAGTCCTACGTTTGGGTTCAAGAACATGACCACTGAGGAGTACGTGCGCGACCCCCGGTTCGAGGTTATTGGCGTAAGCGTTAAAGTGAACGATGGCCCAGCAGAGTGGGCCAGTGGCTCCCGCGTGCAGACAGCTGCGTTTTTGGCTGAGTTTGATTGGGCTAACAGTATGGTGTTAGCACATAACACCAAGTTCGACGGGGCTATACTGTCATGGTTGTTCGGCATCAAAGCCAAGGTCTGGGCAGACACCCTGTCTATGGCCCGGGCAGTGCATGGTACTGAGGTGGGTGCCAGCCTCAAAGCGTTAGCAGAAATGTATGGTATTGGGGAGAAGGGCACGGAGGTAGTCAATGCCCTTGGAAAACACCGCGAGGACTTCACCCCTGCAGAGTTGGGGGCATATGGTGACTACTGCATAAACGACACGGAGCTATGCTATAAACTGTTCCTGCTTATGGGTAAGGGGTTCCCACGACAAGAAATGCGGGTGATCGACACTACACTGCGCATGTTCCTAGAGCCTGTGTTTGAGCTAGACCTGCCACGACTAGAGCAGCACCTGATTGACATACGTGCTCGCAAAGAAGCCCTGCTGGACACTGTATCAGTTACTAAGAAAGACCTGATGAGCAACCCTAAGTTTGCTGCTGCATTGGAAGCCATCGGCGTAACCCCCCCTATGAAGATAAGTCTGACCACGGGTAAGCCCACGTTCGCGTTTGCTAAGTCCGACGAAGGGTTCAAGGCACTGCTGGAGCATGAAGACCTAGATGTGCAGCTACTCGCAGAGGCCCGGCTGGGCAACAAGAGTTCACTGGAGGAAACCCGCACAGAACGGTTTATTGGCATCGCCAAGCGAGGCAAGCTGCCCATTCCCATAAGATATTATGCTGCGCATACTGGGCGCTGGGGTGGGGATGACAAGATCAACCTGCAAAACCTGCCAAGCCGAGGGGTGAATGGCAAGGCACTAAAAAGCTGCATCATTGCACCTGAGGGGTACACCATAATCGACCCTGACTCTTCCCAGATTGAGGCTAGGGTACTCGCGTGGCTTGCGGGGCAGGATAACATTGTGACTGCATTCAGCAACAAGCAGGACGTATACTCTCTTATGGCCGCTGATATTTACTCTAAGTTGTTAAGCGATGTATCTGGCCCTGAACGGTTTATAGGGAAACAGACAGTGCTAGGTTGTATTTCCGAAGGAACCCCCGTACTGTGCGAATCAGGGTGGAAGCCTATTGAAGATGTTTCCACAACTGACCGCGTTTGGGATGGAGCGGAATGGGTATGCCACCAAGGATTACTGAAGAAAGGGGTGAAAGAAACCGTCAATCTCTGCGGGAGTTGGTTAACACCAGACCACAAGATATTGTGCGGGACCCAATGGAAGGAAACCGCATCAGTGGTGCAAGACGCAAATATCCTATCCCAAGCATTGGGCACAGGAGCGGTAAACTTGCCATCACAGGTTATGTCCGTGGAGTACGAGGAGGGGTTAAAGCAATTATTATTGCGTGCGCATGTGGCAGTGGGGAATACACTGTTGAACAATGCAACTTCAAGGCGTTCAAAAGCACCCGATGCAACGTGTGTGCAAAGAAGTCCGCAAACAATGCTAAGAAGATGTACTGGGGCTATGCAGCTGTCCTTCCAGACGATGCGCACAGGACTAGGCTACTTAGCCGCCTCTGTTCAGCAATCGCCCGGTGCCATTCCCCAACCCATGCTAACTTCAAGCACTATGGGGGTCGGGGAATCCGCGTCTGTAAAAACTGGCGGGATAATAAAGGGGCATTCCTTGAGTACATTCAAACTATTTCAGGTTGGGACAACCCAGTTCTTGAACTGGACAGGGTGGACAACCAAAAAGGCTACGAACCGGGGAACGTCAAGTTCAGTACACGAAAAGAAAACATGGCAAACAGACGAAGTGTCAGCGGGCTACAGCAAGAAGTTGATGACCTACGATCTCGCTTACGCAGGGCCGAGAAATCGCTTCACAATAGGGACAAATAGTGGCCCGGTCATAGCACACAACTGTGGGTACGGTATGGGTGCGGATAAGTTCAGGGCGCAGCTAGCCTCTATGGGGGTAGTGCTAGATATCATGGAGTGCCGACGCATTATTAACGCCTACCGCATGGCTAATGACAGGATAGTAGCTTTGTGGAAGGAATCACAACGGGCGCTTATCAGCATGGTTAACGGCACCCCAGCAACCCTTGGCCGCACAGGGGTGCTTGAAGTGGTACCAAAGCAACATGCCATAAAACTACCATCAGGTTTATTGATGCGGTACACAGCCATAGAGTACGCTGAAGGTGATAGGGGGCCAACGTTTAGCTATAAAGCAAGATACGCCCGCACTAACATATATGGGGGTAAAGTCGTTGAGAACGTGTGCCAAGCCATCGCTAGGTGTATAATTGCAGAACAGATGCTGCGCATACAGAAGTACGTGCCAGTACGCATGACTGTCCATGACTCACTGCCATTGATAGTGCGAGACGCAGATGTTGATACTGCGTGTAAAACTATTACTGAGTGTATGCGGTGGACCCCTGACTGGGCAGCGGGGTTACCCTTGGATTGTGAGTTGAAGATCGGGAAGAACTATGGGGAACTGTCCCTGTGGAAAGCAGAGGATAACGCATGAGTTTAGCAACGTGGTCTTATAGCCGACTCAAGGCATATGAGACGTGTCCCAAACAGTTCCATCACATAAAGGTACTGCGGGAGTTTGTTGAGCCTGAGACTGACGCAATGTCATACGGCACTGCATTTCATTTGGCTGCAGAAGAGTACATCCAAGACGAAGAACCCCTGCCCCATGAGTTCTTATATGCAAAGCCAACACTGGACGCACTCAACGCCCGGAAAGGCGATAAGTATTGTGAGCTCAAGATGGGGATAACCGCGGAGTTCCGCCCCTGTGACTTCTTCCATAAGGATGTTTGGTGGCGGGGTACAGCAGACCTAGCTATCGTGCAGGAAAGTGTTGCAGATGTTATCGACTATAAGACGAGTAAGTCGTCCAAGTACGCAGACACAGGGCAGCTTGAGCTTATGGCACTGGCGATGTTCAAACACTTCCCCAAGCTGCAGCGGGTTCGTGCTGCGCTAGTGTTCGTCGTTGCTAAGGACTTTGTGAAGACAGTGTATAACCGTGAGGAAGACGAAGCGCGCTTGTGGGCGAAGTGGTTGAAGAAGCACAAGCGCATGGATAAAGCGTTCGCCACGGACACATGGAACCCAAACCCCAGTGGGCTATGCAAGGCCCACTGCCTAGTGACAACCTGCATACACAACGGTAAGAGGTAACTTGATATGCCATACACGAAAAGTCCAAGGCCATACAAGAAAGAATACCAGAAGCAGAAGGAGCGTGGGGAGCACGAAGGGCGGATGGAACGCCAACGTGCAAGACGCGCCATGGACGCTAAGGGTGTAGACCGCACAGGTAAAGATGTTAGCCACAGTAAAATGATCAGCGAAGGGGGCACCAACGCTGATGGGTACAAGCTAGAAAGCCCCAGCAAGAACCGGGCACGGAATGGGCAAGCCCCTGCGAAAAAGGCCGCTAAGAAGCCTGCACGGAAGCCCGCTAAAACCTAGGAAGTTCGGGGAAGTATCTTCCCGTCATAAGCAGACCTAGCCCTATCTGTGAGCGAAGCAGGGCTTACTTTTTCTTGCATGATGTGGACACCCACTTCGTGCTATTTGGCATCGGAGAAATAAATGCGTCCAGTGTATGAGAGCGAGGCTGACCGTAGTAACGAGCGGTACATAAAAGATTATATTGAGTCTACCGGCAATTATACCTATGAGAAGGCTGAACCCTTCGCCCCCATAGACGGCTTGTTGTTACGGGATGGGAAGCATATAGCAAACGTAGAAGTCAAGACCCGAACTAATGCTAAGGATAAATACCCCACATATATGATAAGCGCAAACAAGGTGGGGAACATACTGCGAGTAAGTAGGGAGAGTAAGGTAGTGCCCCTACTGATTGTAAAGTTTACTGATGGCGTGTTTGCGGTAGTGCTGAAAGATGGGTACGCGCTACGCCAAGGCGGAAGGCAAGATAGAGGTGATAGCTATGACATGGAAACATGTATGTACATACCAATAACAGAGTTCATACAGATATGAAAATTGTAGATAACAAAGCGCTGCTTTTGCGACTCCGCAATCCAGCAAAAATAACGACCATAATCCCCCGTAGTAAGCAGGTAGGGGATACCTCAGTGCTTGTGCATTGGGGGGTGGACGAAGCGCAAGTGCTTAATAACATTGGCATAAAGGCTCCCTCTCCAATAACCGGACAGTACACATGGCCCGGGATGTACCCACCGTTCGAGCACCAACGCCATACCGCAGGGTTTCTGACACTGAACCAGCGTGGGTTCTGTTTCTCAGAGCAGGGTACAGGCAAGACAGCTAGTGCCATATGGGCATCGGACTTCTTGCTGGCCCAAGGGCGTGTCAAGCGCGTGCTCATCATCTGCCCACTGTCTATTATGAACTCCGCGTGGCGGGATGACCTGTTTAACGTTGCCATGCACCGCAAGGTTGACGTAGCCCATGGCTCCGCAGAGAAGCGCCGCAAAGTAATAGCCAGTGATGCCCAGTACGTGATAATAAATTACGACGGGGTGGAGGTTGTCATAGACGCTATCCTCAAAGGGGGGTTCGACCTTATCATTGTGGACGAAGCTACCCACTACAAGAACGTGAGTACCGCTAGGTGGAAAGCGCTCAATGCCTTGATAACCCCCAGCACTTGGGTATGGCTAATGACGGGCACCCCCGCTGCACAGAACCCCACGGATGCGTATGGACTGGCTAAACTGGTCAACCCCAGTGGTGTGCCCCGGTTCTTCGGCGCGTTCAGGGACAAGGTTATGTACAAGGTCACCAACTTTCGATGGGTGCCAAAACAAGACGCCGCTACGACAGTGCATGAAGCATTACAACCAGCAATACGTTACACGAAGGAGGAGTGCCTAGACCTGCCAGACATGGTTTACGTGGCTAGGGAAGTACCCCTGACAGCACAGCAGAATAAATACTACAAAGAAGTGCAGACCATGATGCGTACCGCCGCTGCAGGGGAAGACGTTACCGCTGCCAACGCAGCCATCGTTATGAACAAACTACTGCAGATTGCGGGTGGGGCAGTGTACACCGACAGTGGGGAGGCATTGGAGTTCGACATCACCCACAGGTACAAGGTACTGAAAGAAGTCATAGACGAGGCAACTAAAAAAGTAATTGTCTTTGTACCGTTCAAGCACGCCATAGACCTGCTCAGCATCAAGCTGAAGAACGACGGGGTATCGGCTGAAATTATCAGGGGGGACGTGACCCTGACTAACCGGACTGATAGGTTCAAGCGGTTCCAGACCGAGGCAGACCCAAAAGTGCTTATCATCCAGCCCCAGTCCGCTGCACATGGGGTGACACTAACCGCAGCAGATACCATCGTGTGGTGGGGCCCAGTCCCGTCACTAGAGACATACCTGCAAGCTAACGCCCGGATACACCGCGCTGGTCAGACGAACAAGTGCACGGTAATACAGCTACAAGGCAGCGGGGTTGAACGACACATCTACGCTATGCTAGACAACAAAATAGACATCCATACAAAAATGATAGATTTATACAGCAAGATGCTTGACTAAATAACACCAGCACAATAATATGTATTCCACAGCAACTAAGGAGGGCTGTACCAATGACAAAAGCAACTACCCCCAACGGCAGTGACGCCGTAGCAAAGATGACCCGTGTATATTTGAAGATAAAGGCTGCACGGGAAGAATTATCCAGCGAGTTCAATGCCAAGGATAAGGCCCTTGGAGAACAGCAGGATATGATAAAGCATGCTCTTCTTGATTACTGCAAGGCAGAAGGGGTTGAGAGTGTCCGCACTGCTGATGGCTTGTTTTACAGGTCAGTAAAAACGCGGTACTGGGCGTCCGACTGGGACTCTGTATATGCGTTCGCGCAGGAGCACGACATGCTTGAAGTCTTTGAAAAGCGCCTATCCCAAGGGGTCATGAAAGCCCTAGCGGACTCTGGAGAGTTACCCACAGGTGTGAGTGCAGACTCAGAGTACGTGTTAACCATTAAGAGGAAATAGAATGAGTGAAAATACGCTAGTACCCATTGGCGCTGTAGCAGATAAACTCGGAGTTACTGTGCCTGTGATCCGTGCTTGGGTACGCAAAGGTGCTATCCCAAAAGAAAGCTATGTGCAGGTTGGAGGCACATACCGATTTGACTTGCCATTTATTATGGCTACACTGTTACGCCCTGATGCAGGGGTGGTACCCCAAAAGCAAGAAGTTGTTAAAGTGTTCGAGTTAACTGCGTTTGACGAAGACGAAGACACTGATACCGACACTGATATAGACACCGACACTGATTACTAGGAGCATAAAATAAATGGCAAACGTATCACTATTTAAGAACAACCCACTCGCCAACAGCGACCTGTTCAAATCCCTGCTGGAGCAGGACAAAGCCCTGCGCGGTTCAGATGGTGGCTTCCTGCGCATCAGCCTGAAAGGTAACAAGTTCCGCAAAATGCAAGGCTCCAACCAGCTTGCTGTCAGTAAAGACGATACTATGAACGTAGTTATCCTACGCTCCGCTGATATAAGCCGCACTTATTTCGCAGGGGAATACAATCCTGATGAAGTCGTGTCCCCCTCATGCTGGTCAGCTGATACTAAGACACCAAGCGCCCAAGTTCCTGTTGAATCAAGGCAGTCTGATAGTTGCAGCACATGCCCGATGAACATCAAAGGCTCTGGACAGGGTGACTCCCGTGCGTGCCGGTTCAACCAGAAGCTAGCTATTGCGCTTGAGGATGATCTGGAGACAGTGCTTGGTTTGCAGCTGCCCGCGGCCAGCTTGTTTGGGGCCACTGAGAACGGCAACATGCCTATGCAGGCGTACGCTAAGTTCTTACACGCACATGAAACCCCAGTAATAGCCATTGTTACTGAGATTCAGTTTGATGAGGACAGCTCAGTACCTAAGTTGTTTTTCAAACCTGTACGCCCACTGTCTCAAGAGGAACTGGAAACGGTTCTAACTAAGCGGGACAGCAAGGAAGCTATTGATGCAGTTACTATGAGTGTCGGTGCCCCTGCCGCGCCTACCGCCCCTGCCATAGCTAAGCCTAAGCCTGTAGCTAAACCTGTGGTTGAAGAGGAAGAGGAAGAAGCCCCTGTACCTCCTAAGAAAGCAGCTGTTCAAAAGCCTGCCTTCATTGAGGATGCTGAAGAAGCTGAAGTTATTGAGGAGCCAACCAAGGCACCTGCTAAGAAAGCCGCAATGGCAGAGCCTACTACTGATAGCCTGAAATCTATCATAGACGGCTGGGACGACGAGTAACCCCCTAAGTACCTAGCTAGGTCTATACGACTGAACAGGGCGCAAGTGCGCCCCTGCTAGGGCGTCCCCCGCTTTCAGGTATCCTACATGAACACAGAAGAATTTATAAGGAAAACTGCTGGGCATACTGGGGTGTACTGCTTATGGACATGCTTATCACACCCCAGCAAAGACCAGAGCAAGTCTGTTATACGGCAGTTCTTTTACCCTACCATACCCGAATTACTAACCAAGGCCACTGAGCTTGATGCTAAAGGGGTTGACACGTATTTCGCCTGTGGAGAGTTCAAAGACAGTAGTAGTAGAAAAGCACATAACGTTGCCACTATGTCATCGCTGTACTTAGACGTAGACTGCGGTGCAGATAAACCATACGCAAGTGCTGCTGATGGACTGAAGGCCCTGCGCGGGTTCTGCAGCGCGTATAAACTACCTGCCCCCTTGATGGTTAGCTCGGGGCGTGGGGTACATGTGTACTGGCTACTGGACACCCCAGAAATTGTGGATGTGTGGAAGCCCGTTGCCATCCGGCTTAAGGCAGCGTGCAGAGAGTATGGGCTACACATAGACACCGCGGTTACTGCCGATGCCGCCCGGGTACTGCGCATTCCCGGCACCCACCACCACAAGGATGAACCAAAACTTGTTACTATTCTTGGGACAAGTTGGCCCGACCCCATAGCATTAGCTGCGTTTGGGGACCTCATAGGGATGGAGGCCGCTCCGGCTGGACTTGGTTTCACTGCACTGCAACTACCAGATAGCGCAGCTAATGCAGTTATGACTAACCTCATGGGTAACACCCAGAGCAGCTTCAAGGAGATACTGAGCAAGTCGATCAACGGTAAAGGGTGTGAGCAGTTGAGGCTCATTGTAACTGATCAAGCAACGTGCTCAGAACCTATGTGGCGTGCGGGGCTATCCATTGCTAAGTTTTGCGATGAGCCTGCCAAAGGGGCGCGAGTTATATCCAGTGGGCACCCGGAGTACAGTGCAGAGGCTACAGCGAAGAAACTTGAGGACATAAAAGGCCCGTACACGTGTGTTGTGTTTGACGATAACAACGCTGATGTATGCCCGGGGTGCCGTCACTGGGGGAAGATAACCTCTCCGATTCAGCTTGGTAAGTACGTTGTAGAAGCTGCCCCTGCAGATAACATTGTACAGGCCCCTGCTATCAACCTCCCCAATGCACCTGTAATAACTTATGAGATACCAAAGTACCCGTTCCCATATTTTCGTGGGGCTACTGGTGGGGTGTACCTCCGTAAGAAAAACGATGAGGGGGAAACGGAGGATGTAGCTATATACCACAACGATTTATACGTGGTTAAGCGGCTACGGGATGTGGAGATCGGGGAGTGTGTGGTAATGCGGCTGCACCTGCCAAGGGATGGTGTTAGAGAGTTCATGCTGCCATTAGCGTCGGTAACATCAAAAGAAGAGCTACGTAGGGAGCTATCAAAGCAGGGGGTCGCTGTAGCAAAGACAGACTCACTTTTGTTATACATAACAACATGGATAAACAACTTACAGGAGACTACTATGGCAGACGATGCACATAGGGCGTTTGGCTGGGTCGGGCGTAACTTCGACCAATTCATCGCAGGACCGTACGACATACGCGTGGACAGGGTGCTGGTAAACCACCCAACTTCTGCTACCGCCGGGTTGATGGACGCGTTCATCCCCAAGGGCACCCTCGCTGGATGGAAGGAGGCTATCAAGTTCTACGACCGTCCGGGGTACGAGGTCCACCAATACGTAATATGCAGGGCGTTTGGATCGCTGCTTATGGAGCTAACCCAGTACCATGGGTCTACACTGCACCTGTATGACAAAGAAGGCGGCCGGGGTAAGACAACATCTGCCCTAGCAGGGCTATCAGTGTACGGGGACCCTGAGAAACTGCGCCTTAAGCAGAAAGACACCATGGCGTCCCGCATGAACCGTGCAGAGGTGTACCACAACCTCATGTTCTTTGTAGATGAGATAACCAATGGGGATGGCAGGGAGCACAGTGACTTCGCCTATCAGGTTACTGAGGGCGGGCAACGTAACCGTATGCAGGGGAACGTCAACACTGAGCGGCAACGGGCTGCAGCATGGTACCTGCTTGCAACTACCACGGGCAACACCAGCATGATTGAGCAGATAAGTGCCTACAAGACTGACCCCAAAGCAGAAATGATGCGGGTGCTTGAGCATGAAGTACCAAAGCTGCTTGATAGTGTAAAAGACAAGGCTGAAACGGACACATTCAACGCACTGCTAGCTGCCAACTACGGGCACGCCCTCTTGCCTTTCGTACAACATGTTATGCGGGACCCGGAGCGTGTACGGGGGATATTCACTAAGGTTGCCAATAGGCTCGACATAAGTGCTGGGCTTGGGCCTATGCACAGGTTCTGGTCTACTGACGGCTCCATGACGTTGCTCGGAGGGCTAGTCGCGCAGGAGGTGGGGTTATTGCCATTCAACATGCAGGGGCTGTATAGGTACACTGTTAACCTGATACAGGATAACAAGCGCGCAGCTATTAGTATGGGGTCCACCACACAGGAAGCGTTTAACGAGTTTGTGTTTGAGCACATGGCGAACATGCTGCAGATTCAGAGTACTGTAGACCGCAGGGACGTTAGCGCCCCACTGGTCGTGCCCAGTATGGTACCAAAAGGAGCGTTAATTATACGGTACGAAACAGACACCCAGCGGGCGTACGTGATTACGAAAAACTTGCGTAGTTGGTGTGTCAAACAACAGATAAACTATACTTCGTTTGTGCGTGATCTGATTGAAACCATGGATGGTAAACGAGAGAAGATGCGGCTGAGTAAGGGCACAGCGTTGCAAATGTCCCCTACAAACGTGATATCTGTAAGCTGTAACATAACAGAGGGTGGGCAGGTTAATGGGACAGGTACTGAAGACGAACCAGCTTAACCCTGATGGGGTGTTGATCGAGGTCGATATGTCCAAACTGTACGCTGGGTCCTCGTTCTTTATCCCCTGCCTTAACATCCCACTGGCAACTAAGCAGGTGCAGGACATAGCTGCACAGCATGGAATGCGCCCGTTTACTATCCAGACCAGCATCCATGAGGGGATGCTAGGGATTCGCGTTTGGGAATAGCTGTGATATACTGCACCAGACAGTCCTCCTACTGTCGCTCCAAGGTGTGTTTACCCCTCCCTCGGGAGGGGGTTTTTACCTAGTCCCAATTCCCCCAGTCATCCGCAGCGGCCAGTTCATCTAAGCTAGCCCGCATAGACTTGCTCAGCGTTACCCCATTGCGCATGGATGCAGACGTTCTTTCGTGGGATTTAAGCGACCGTTTCAATACAGTGTTCGTTATAACAACCCCGGGCTTGTCTGAATGTCGGGTATTGAACTTCTGTATCTCTTCATACGCATCCATCATGCCCGCACTGTCCCCCACTCGTGACGCAACGTAGTATTGCTTCATTAGTTTAGACCTGCGGTTCTCTACTGCTAAATCTATGCGCTTAAGGTTCTGGTTGGTTTCTTGGATAACTGCTAAGTCTATTGGTGCAAAGCCAATAGCCTGCCCCACGGCATCACCAATAGACACATCCCCGTAGATTTCATCTTCGCGGCGAGTAAGCACCCCGTCATCCGCCAAGAACCTACCCGCTTTAGACACGTTCCGTAACGCAGCAGGTAACGTTGCTTCAAACCCGCGATAGATATCTCCCTCCATCATCATCCCAACCCCACGCTGGATACCAAGCAGTGAGCTTACAGATGGCCCACCAAACAGAGAAAATGCCTGTTCTGGTATAGACGCGTCGTCCATGTACGGGTTACCCCGCAAGATAAGGTCCGACAGGCCGATACGGGCAGACAGGTCAACCCCTAACAGCATAGAGGGTAGCCCCTTGAACACTGCCTCACTGAGGTACCTGCGGGTAATCATGTCCGCATCCTCCTCTTCATCGTCGAGTAGGAACAAGTTAGCCAATCCTGCAGCGATACCATACAGGGTAGTGCCATGGACCCCTGCTAACAACGCAGAGGATAGGGTCATTCCGAACAACTGATTACGTGCTATCACCCGCTCTTCTTTAGTCAAGTCTTGCCTGAAGTCTATTGCGTCCTTAATCAACTTGAACTGCAAGTAGTACATCTTGAAGCCAAACGACTTGAACATCATCGCAACCCGCCCCAGACCCGACTGCGCGAGGGGTATTGTAGTAGCTAAGCTAGCACCACCGTTGATTTCTTGGGCTGTGTGCAGAGCATAGGCAGCGGCTTCAATCCCACGTTCTTCAGCATTGAGTTTGTCTGGACCAGTGACTGCTTCTAAGCGCCTAAGCTCCAACTCAAACGAGGAAATCAAGGCTATCTGCCGGTTAAACCGCTCTACGTGGTGGAACTGGAACGCGAATATGGACGATATTTTATCCATTAGGGTGTTACCCCGTCCGCTGCCTTCCAACCCCATTTGCTCCTGTGTTAGTGAGCGGTTCAGTAGGCCCTGCTTAGACGCGGCCTCAACGATGGGGGATAACCGGGTTATGGCAGCGTACTTCTTAGCATCTTCTGGCTTACTCGTGTCAAGCCCAAGGGCATCGGCTTCTTTAACAAAGAACTTGCCTTTTGCATCGTAGGTAAAATAGTTATCAATCGACGGAGACGCGTTAACATCAATGTCTTTTCCGGGTATGCCTGTACGGATATTTCTGGATAGCCCACTGGTCATAAACAGCTTACTGGCTAACTGCATAGCCCCATAGGCATCTTTGGCTCCGAATTTAGCTGACAGGTATGGGTACATGACCACAGGTATCTGTGACAAGTTAACGAATGCTGATGAAGGGTTAAGGCCGATTGTCCACATAAAGCCAAAGCGGTTGAGGTTACGAGCCAAGGAGTTTTCTGGGGGGTTACGCGCGAACTTGCCACGGTCTATGAAGCTCTCCAGCACCACCCCTTTCATTTCGTCCGCCCCAACACCCCTACGCGCAGTAGCCATTTCAGTCTCAATCTGGGCGATCTTAGCCCCATACTTGAACCGTTGAATCTGCCCAGCCAACCGATGCCCGTTGTTCTGCAGAGCAAACAGTGCGTCGTATTCAAACCCTAG